AACCGTGCTTCACTGATGTATGGTCGATGTTTTGTTCATCGCAATTTTGTTTAATTGCGCGAAATTGTACGACAACGTCCATTTCCTCGGGCGTCAATCGTGGTCGAAATTTAGCCATCAAAGGTGTTTTGTCAAGACAAGCTTGATTAATTTAGGCGAAAAGATACCAAGAATAAATGACAACAACAACCACCACCAATTGATTCGGTATTTTACGACTTCGTGATTCTTCGTGATGGTCTTTCCTTTGATTCGCTGAATCTTAATGCGCTCCTTGTAAGCAATGCGTGTTTGAAACCTAGTCTTCGGAACATACACGTTTCGAAAATTTATCACGGTGTCTTTGGTCGTAATGAATTTTTCGTATACAATCGAATCAAATCGTATCACGGGGAACGAATCAAGCGTTGTGATTCGAATGGTGTCAGTGTCCTGAATGACCTTCATCCCGTATTTCAATGCTTTCGAATAGTGACGTTGCGCCTTGCGTTCGGAGGAACATGAAACCATCAAGCAAACAATAAATAAAGCGATTAAATTTTTCATAAATTTTTAAGCATTTCGATTAATCGTGGACACGGGTAAACATCCGATTTGTCGCGACGAACTGAATTATGGGTGTAAATTCCTTTTTTATTTTTCAATGCGTTCAAATCAATGTCCCAAATTTCTTCGTTGTATTCCTTCGGGATGTCATAAGTTTCGCAAAGATATTCAACAAGCTTTCGTAATGATTCGATTTGTTCGTCGGTGTAGCGATACCAGTGAAGGTGACCTTTGAATTTTTCATCCAAGGTGGTGACGTTCTCGGAAGGAACGACCTTATTGACGTAATTTAAGAATTTTCCGTTTACCGTTTTTAACGGTCCCCAGTTGGTCAATTCGATTCCGATGGATGTTTTATTCAGGTCAAGAAATGGAATTTTATTCGCCTTGAAGATTTCAGTTCCCACACCAAGATGCCACCCCCAGTGCTTCGAGGAAAAACATTGAACGATTTCTCCACGTTCACCAATCACGAATGCCGTTCCAATTTTCGAGGAATTTCCATTCCAAAAACGCGCAACGGATTTCGCATCACCCCCACCCGCGGTGTGGTGAAGATAGATTTGTGATTTGGGATGTTCTTCAGCAATGAATTGACCAAGTGACAATCTTTCTTGAATAATTGAATCGATTTGCAATTTATTTGAATTCATCCATTTTTTGTTTTGAACGTGTTAAAAATTTCTTGAAAGATTTCATGATGTCTTTTCCAGTGATGTCGAAGTAACTTTCGTTAATACTTTTAATTTCCACCATTACGCAAAAGAAGGTGAATGCCTTGGTCAACACCAAATCAACCGAAACAAACATTCCAATAATGTCGGCAATTACGAATTTTTCAAGGATGAACACCGCAACGATGCCACCCGAATAAAGCAATGATTTTGAAATGGTGCTTGATAACCTTCTTGACCGAATTGATTTCCACCCACCCAAATGAACACAACGCCAAATCCCGAAGACCATGTCAAGCCAAATGAAAAGAATCGCGATACAAACTAATGGTTTGATTGGGGACAAAATCGACACCAGGGAAAGCGCGAAAAGCAAAAGTTTATTCTTCATTGTCGTCTTGTTGTTGAAAATACATTTCCGTGAAAATTTGATAAAGGTTGTAAAAAAATAAAGCGAATCCCATTGCTTTCAAATAAAAAGATTCTTCGAACCACATCAAAAATGCGGTGATGAATGAACAAATAAAATACATCATTCCAAGTTGACGGAGGTGGTTGTGTTTAATCATTTTCAAAATTATAGTTGTCCATAGGAATTGCGCACCAATCTTCGTTATCGTACACGTTCATCGCAATGTTCATTGTCCAGCCAGCCGTGACGTCGTGACTTCGGTTGATAAATGGGGATGTTGAAATTGAACCTTCGACATCCAAGAATTCTTCGAATCTCCATTGCTTCAAAGTCGTGTGTATGTCTTTGCAAATGGACAAACAATCGGAATGTATTTCGTTAATTTGTCGGTATTCCTGAAGATTATATTTGTCAGCAATGGAAATGATTGCGTTGACTTGAACGCCGAAGTCGACAAGCGAACCAGGTTGCAAGGTCACAACCATCAACGGGTAATCAATAGCATCACGCGAAACCGCATCCAAATAGTCACCTTGAAAGAAGCTATTTATTTGTCGATGCTCGTTTGCTATTATTTCGAATTCCCGCATCAATGCGTTTAATGTTCTGTCCATTTGTCAAATAAGTTTTAAGTTTTTCGATGTCCTTTTTATTCGCGACAAATTTTTTCATACAATCCATTGTAAAGGTGAATAACCCGTTTTATCTTTCGTCACGTTGGTGTGACACAATGCGGGTGAACCATTCGGTGAACCACAACAATCAATGTACTCAGGAAAATGGTCACCGTTGTCATCCATTAAATAACCAATTAATCGTTCTTTGTAAAACTGTGCATCTTTCAAAAGTTGATCCCGAAACACATAGGTATCGGGGGTGTTATTCGCTTGAATGTTTTCATCCCCAACACGACCAACTGATTTGTTGGTAAGCTTTTCGTTTAATAGTAACGCGCAACGATAGTCAACGTAAGCCACCAAACAAGGAACAACGTAATCATTCATTAATGTAAGGTAGTTTGGATTCCAAGTGTTAGTCGCAACGCGTTGAAGTAACGCTCGGTAAAGCGGTGAACCCAACGCGGGTTGAACATTGATGTCCTGACTTCGACGAATCGCAACCGCGAGAATCTTCGTGTCGGTGTTTTGGTGAATCAAACCCAATTTCTTCAGGTTTTCCACGGAAAGTAAATAGTTGTTCATCATTGTCTTATTACTAATTGTTGAACCCATTCGTGTCGACAATAGGGTGTTGTTATTTTTGTTCGTGGATTCGTATATTCACCCCCACGATAACGCCAAACGTCACGGTCAACGCGGTAACTGATTGCGTTTATGTCATCGCGTGAATACATTCGATTCAATTCTAAAAGTTTTATGCAAAATGGACGCGATGTTGTCTTCACTGGGGGAACGTCAGGACGTGTTCGGTACGAATAACGAACTTCAAACCTTTCCAATGGAATGTCAATGGCGTCCATTACGGACTTTCCCAAGCTATTCAATTCACCTCCTTGATTAATCATGTTCAAACCATCCAATTTTGCAATTGTTTCCGTTACGTTCTTTGTTGACGTGTTCAAAGCTTTCGCGATGCTTGGTGCATCTTCTCCGTCGTTCAATAGCTTCAAAATATCTTTGTCAGCACCCGTCAAGACCGCTTTGATTTCTCCGATTTTGTCGAATAGTTCCGTGCTTCGAGCAAACACGAATTCGCTTGGTGTGTTCCAATCAATTTTCTCGGTGTGAATGACCCTAAATTTTTTTTTATCTTCACCGTATTGCGCGAACACATCGATTTCATCTTCGTGTGAACACATTGAAAACGCCGTAGGTGTCATTCCGACAATCCTTCGGGCGGTTGCATCGTCGATGGTTGGGAATGAAGCAAGAACAATTGACAATGCGCTTTCAGGCGTCAACAATCCTTCTTTAATTTTTGCAACCACATCAACAAGTGATGCGATTTGCGCTCCATTCAAGGCGCTTTTTGCCACGTCAACAACGTCGGCGGTGGTGGTTGGTGTGTTCATGTCAGGCGTTGCGGTTGGTGTTGGTGTAATTACATCCTTTGGTAAAGGTGTCACGTCGCGAAGTTTAACTTTACCCGTGAAACCGCTTAATTCAACCATCATGTTCAACATCCATTCAACCCTTCTTTGACGCGCGTCAACGTAGGTTGATTTGAAAATGTTAAACAAGTCATCCGATTCCGCTGAATTAAACGAACCTTCGACTGTCACCCCGAACAATTGCGGTGATGTGATTGCGTGTGCAACCAAAATGTTTTGTTGAACTGATTTCTCAGTCATCAAATAACGCTGGTCAAGGTTGTTGCCATTCAATGACATCACGGTGGGTGCTTCGTCTTTGCCGTTCGAGAATGTTAAAATAATTTCCCCCGCATCTTCGACCGATTGCGAGCGACCCTTTACGTCCGATTTTATTCGATTCAATTCTTCGGTGGTTTCGGGGTAACCTGAAGGAAAGTTTATTAATGTTCCCGACTTGAAGCCGTTTTGCAATTCGTACATATGGAATTTCGAAATGTCCACGTCCGTTTGAATTGCCGTGATGCCACCGTAGTAGGTTGGTTTTGGGTAAATTCCAAGTTCTTTTCGACCGCGCAAATGTGGGTCTTTGTAATATAGCATAAACGAACCAACCGTGACGGTGTCATCGTATGCTTGAATAACACGAAGATTCGTTTTCTCGGGGGATTGGTTTAACGCCGTCCAATCGTCGGAAATGTAGTACGTTCTTTCATCCATTGACGCCCGTATGGAATCAAGACCAATGTGTTCCCAACGAACAACGCGTGTTCCTTCTTTGTTCCAAGTTCCCTTTACGGCAAACCCGCCAAACATTTCACCATCGAATGCCATGCGTTCGGCAAGTTCATTCATGTCGAAGTCGCTCCACTGGTTGTCGATGAATGGTTGCAACATTCCCGAAACAATTTCCACACCACCACCCGCGATGTAATGCGTTTTATTTTTTATGATTCCTTGATGGTATGCGCTACCATTGTAAAGGTCAATTAAAAAAAATGGGTAATCGTTCTTTTTTCCCCATTTCACAAACCCTTGTGAACGGTCTTTTTCTTCGTCAGGTTTTTGAAAATCTTTTCGAAATGAAATCGATGTAAGCTTGTTATTCATAGATGTTAAAGTAAATAGGAGAATCGTATTCGTAACTTGGAGAATCCGCTTCGACAACGTGCGCGCGTCCCGTTTCAACAAGTCCTTGCGAATTCACGGGATCTAAATTACCAGGGGAAGATTGCTGAAAAATGTTGTAAACGTAAAAACCATCGTAGATGAAATTTACATCGACGCCATCCGTCAAAACGAATTCATCGAATCGTTGGGTGGTCGTTGAAACATTCGTTAACACACACGTTTGGGTGTTGAACGATTGTTCGTGAATGAATTCAAATAGATAGTTCG